GCATCGGGTCTGGAACCTTGTCTACCAGAGAATTCAGCAGCGGCTTCATGATGTCGCCGACGTTGAACGGCAGGATCGACTTCACGATACTGTCGAACCCCGGGAGGAGTTGACCGGCAGCACCGATCAGCGTGCTGATGTTCTTCGAGATCCACCCGGCAGGGTCGGAGAGCAGACCGGAGATGAGTCCGGCAACTCCCTTGGCTGCACCCGCGATCGCGCCGCCGATCTTCTTGATCGTGCCGATCGGGTCCGGGATGATGCCGCCGATTGCGTACCCGCCGACCTGGCCGCCTTCGGCGAAGTGGTGCCGGTTGCTGGTCGTGCCCTGACGCTCGCCGTACCGGCCACGGTTGATCGCGTCCAGGAAGTGTGTCCCGTACTTGCGCACGGACGACGCACGGACGACGAACTCGCCTGCCGAGAGCAGCGCCGGGATACGGTCGTTGGTGGACGTGCCCGGCCAGTGAGCGGAGTCCAGGTGGCCGCCGACCGCGAACGCAGTCGGGCCGCCGCCGCCGGGACCGACGCTCGGCGACGGGACGGACGAACCGGAGCCACCACTTGCCAAACCGCCGATGCTGAGCTTGATCGCGTTCAGACCGAGCGCACCGGCCACCTTGTTCCAGATACCGACGATCGTGTCGATCGGCCCCTTGAAGGCGGAGACGATGCCGCTCCAGATGGACTTGGCCGCCGACACGAGTGCCTTGAGCGTGGACTGCACGCCGTTCGAGAACGACTTGAAGCCCGACTGAATGGCGTTCCATACAGACTGAGCAGTGGACTTGATTGCGTTCCACAGCCCTGACCATGTGGCACGCATGGCCGAGTTGAACGTGTTCATCACGGAACGCATGGCCGAAGTGGCGGCATTCCATGCTGCCTTGAGGGCGTTCCACACAGCCTCTGCGGAAGACTTGAAGAAGTTCCACAGGGCGTTCCACGTGGCCCTCATGGCCGAGTTGAACGTGTTCATCACAGAACGCACGGCCGAAGTGAACGCACTCCACGCGGCCTTGAGCGCATTCCAGATCGCTTCGGCAGTCGCCTTGAGGGCGTTCCAGAGAGCGTTCCAGGTAGTGCGCATGGCGGCGTTGAAGGTATTCATCACGGCACGCATCGCCGAGCACGCGGCATTCCACGCGGCCTTGAGCGCGTTCCAGATAGCGTCACCGGTTGCCTTGATAGCGTTCCAGAGAGCGTTCCAGGTTGTACGCATGGCCGCATTGAAGGTGTTCATGGCGGCACGCATGGCGTTCATGACGGCGTTCCACGCCGCTTGCATCGCCGACCAAATGGCCTGGGCCGCAGTCTTCATACCGTTCCACACGGCATTCCACGCGGCACGCAGACCAGCCGAGACGGTGTTCCAGACGGTGGCAAACCCCTGGACGGCCGCAGCCCACGCGGTCTTCATCGCGTTCCAGATCGCCATACCGGCGACCTTGATGGCGTTCCAGATGGCATTCCACGCGGCGACCAGGGCGGTCGACACGGTCTGCCAGACGACGATGAACGCCTGACACACCGCCTGCCAAGCCACCTTCATCCCGGTCCAGATGGCGTCGGCCACGACCTTCATACCGGTCCATACCTGTTGCCAGTGGGCCGCCAGGAAGATGAGCACGCCGACCGGACCCATGAGGGCGAGAACGAGCTGGCCGAGACCCTGAGTCAGGAAGTTCCAGACCGTGATGGCCGTGTTCTTGATCGCGTTCCAGACCGTGTTCCAGTGGATCACCAGCATGGCGATGCCGACGCCGACCGCTGCAACTGCCGCCACAATCAGGAGGATTGAAGCTGCGGAAGCGATGGCTATCACGCCGATACTGGACGACGCCACGGCGAAGGCTATCTGTGCAGCCGTGGCTATCACGGTCGCAGCCGAGTAGACCAGCATGGCAGTGCGCCACGCGAGGATGGCCACGACAATCGCCTGAATCATCCAAGGCGGCATGGCTGCCACGATCTTGAGCAGCGTCGTCGCCAGCGACAGCGAGACGGGACCGAGGCCGATCATGGCCCGGCTGACGTTGGCGAGAGCCTGGCCGAGCGCCTTGAAGAACGCCGAGACCGTTGGCCCTTCGGCCTTTATCCTGTCAATGAACCGGACGAACCCACCGCCGTCCGCCCAGCCCTTCAACTTGGCGGACAGTACCGCGAGTTGCGCACTCATGGTCTGCGCCATGGGAGCGAACGCCCGGAGCATGTCGCCGAAGACACGCGCCAGGTTCTTCCCGATAGTTATGAAGTTGGCCAGGATCGGGACGCCGTTGGTACCGAGCCAACTGACCCAACCTTGAAGGTTGGTGTTCGTCCAGTGTGCGAAGGCGTTGGCCACGTCGTTCGCGAGCGGGATCATCTTCTGGACGAGAGGGGTGAACTTCGAGAAGGCACCCGAGACGGCCGTCAGCGCCGTGTGGACGGGTCCTTGGAGCATCGGGGCCACCTGGTTACCCCAGGACTTGAATGCCGCCGTAACGCCCTTGAGATCGTTCTGCATCGCCTTCGAGGATGCCGACGTGCCCTTGAAGGCGGCGTACACCGCACCGCCGAGCACACCGGCCGCACCGAGTCCGGCCGCACTCATGGTGACGAACGCGGCAGCCCCGCCCAGTACGGCAGCACCGATCGGCGCCAGAGCCGGGCCAACAGCCATGGCCGCCGTACTGAGCGAGAAGAACGCCCGGGAGGCGTTGTTGAGGTTCGTCGTGTTCGAACTCAAGTCGCGGTTGAGCTGGTTGATGTCCCGCCGCGCGGAGGAGACACCGCGCCCGCTGTAGGTAGAGAAGATTGTGAAACCGAGCGACGTGATTGTAGCCAAGTCCCTCACTCCTCCTTCAAGTTGAAAACCTCATATGGGCGCGGGAAGTGGACGACCTCAGGAATATCGTCCTCGTCCTTGACGTTTCCGGCAACGATCGCAGACACAACTCGCTGTATCTGCTCATGGATTGCCGCCAACGCTTCCTCCATGTACTGCGCGCCTATGGGTCCGTTCTTGCGTTCATAGGCGCGCAGCTCAGTCAGCTCGGCCGACGTGTGGGTTGCCAGCAATTCCCTAACTGTCAACCCCAGAGCGAGACTTACGCGGACGTAGAACTCTCGCTCGGGGCGGAGCTGAAACCCTCCGCCAGCTCCTCAATGTCCTCCTCGGTGAAGCCGTTGAGCTTCTGGGCGGCAGTGAAGACACGGTCGAGAGCGATCGCCGACTTCTTGCCGAGCGACCGGATGTCGTCGTCCGTGAACAGCGGCAGGTTGTTGTCGTCGGGGTCGATGGCACACAGAACGATGAGCCTGGCGCGCAGGTTCTCAAGATTCTGCTCCGGCTTGCCAGCCTTGTTGACGCGAACCATGGACGCCTCGAACTTGTCGCGTTCGGTACCGGTGAGCATCTTGATGCACACCTCATCCTCGCCGCCCTGCGCCCACTCCGGGACCTTGACGTACTCGACCTTGAGGTCGTCGGCGTTGAGAATCTGTTCACGCTTGAGAGCCATTGCGGGTTCCTTTCGGTTTGCGGGTTAACGGGTTTGAAGGGGCGAGGGAGACCCGCAGCTCCCTCGCCCCAGCTCACGCCCGCCCGGCTCGCTGTATCTGCTCAGCGGCTTGGTCGAGCACGTCTTGCAACCGGCGCTCTATGTCCGGTCGTTGGTCTGCGATGGTCTCACGGAACCATGAACCACCGCGCTGGTGCACCCACACGTCGTGGCCGTACACCGGGTGCCGCCAACCCCGTAGGCCGGAGTCCTCGCCGCGAGGCAGCTCCTCCTGACCCGGGGGCATCTTGGTAATGAAGCGCATGCGGGCGTTGCCGCCCACGCCGACCTGAACGCCCACACCGGCGGCGAGTCGCGCACGCAACCCCGTGTGCTTTGCCCTACGCGCGGGCAGAGCAAGGGCCGCCATGCGAACGTCCTGGATAATCGGTGTCGCAGAACGCCGCATGGCGGCACGGAGCTTCCCAGGGAAGGTATCATCTATCTCGCGCAGTGCATCCGCGACTAGCCTGAACTCAGGGCCAGTTATGATGATGATGCCATCGCCGTACCTGGCCATCGGTCAGGCAGTCGCCCGGGTGAAGCCGGTGCGCTGTGTCGGGATCTTGACCTTGGTCTCCGCCAGGTCGCCAACCTTGCCGTCCAGAGGTGCGTACTCGAACAGCACACAGGTTGCGGTGTACTTCGGGTTGGAGCTGGAGACGGCGGCCGAGGTCGGCCGGATCTCGACGGAGAACTCGGTCTCGTTGTTGTAGAGCGGGTACAGCACCGCATCGACGGACGCGGCAGCGTAGTCGCTCTGGAACGTCAGCTCCAGGCTGTCGTCCTTGAGACCGGCCACGCGCTCACGGCCACCGCCGGAGAAGGAGGTCGTCTCGACGCCGTCCTTGGAGAGATTCAGGGTCACGGCCGACACGTGGTCGGACAGGTTCGTGCCGTTGATGACGATGTAGCAGTCCTTGAGAATGACCTTAGCCATTGTCGGCCTTCCTTTCCTTCGGTCCGGCCGAGTAAGGCCGCTTCTCTACGCGCCGGAGCGCGCCGGTTTCGGTCATGGTGAGGATTTCACCATCCGTCAGGCGAAGCTTGACAACCTCGCCAACCTCGCC